GGCGCTGAGACCGCAAAGATCGTGAGGTTTTCTAATTTTGGGGGATTGGAATAATGGAAACTGCCAAAAATATCACATCGCAAGATAACGACATCAACCCCGGAATTTTTACGCCAAGGGAGGTTTTTGCGGAGTTCAATGCGGAATTTTTGGATGATGAAAAATGCCGGCAGTGGATCATTGAGATACTTCATCCCGAAAATAAAAAATGTCCGGAGTGCGGAGAAGAAATTTTAAACTCTCTATTGCAGAGTTTTTGGGATGGTAAGCGGATTAAATGCTGGTATTGCGGAAAGTATTTTACTGCGCTGACAAACACTTTTCTTTCGGGATGCCATTTAAATTTTCAGCAGATCGTTTTGATGTCCATGCTTATCGGCCTGGGCGTACCGGACAAAGTTATCGCCTTGATTATAAAAATCAGTGCGGAGAGCGTTCGTCTTTGGCGGTTGAAGTTCAGGGAGCTGGAGAAGGCAAAACAATGATTATCCGGACAATGAAATTATCCGATCTACAGCTGGCGCCATATAATCCGCGGAAGGATCTCCGGCCTGGAGATAAAGAATATGAAGATATTAAGCGGTCGATCTGTGAATTCGGCAACGTCGATCCGATCGTATGGAACGAACAGACCGGCCACGTCATCGGAGGGAACCAGCGCCTTAAAGTTCTAAGGGATCTCGGCGTCGAAGAGACGGAAGTCTCCGTTGTGGTCCTGCCTATCGAGAAGGAAACACTTCTTAACCTGGCGCTCAATAAGATCTCCGGGGAATGGGATAAAATAAAACTGCGCGAACTCATCGCGGAGCTGCAGACGTACCCGGTCGATGTCACGCTTTCCGGATTCGATGACGTTGAGATCGAAGCGCTCCTGGACACCGAAATCAAGGAAGACAATTTCGATACCGCGGCAGAGTACGATAAAATCATCACGCCCGTTGCCATCCGCGGGGACATCTACCAACTCGGCCGGCATCGGATCATGTGCGGCGATTCCGGGATCATGGAAGAAATGGATCTGTTAATGCATGGCGATAAGGCGGCCATGGTATTCACCGATCCGCCTTACAATGTCAATTACGGCGCCACGATGAAAGACAAACTCCGCACCCGGGTATCGAAAGAAAACGCCGGCCGCAAAATTCTCAATGATCATTTTAAAGACAACGACGGATTTTATCAATTTCTCAGCGGCGCCATTCTTTCATTCAAGCCATACACGGCCGGCGACGTTTACATCTGCATGTCATCAAGCGAGCTGCACACCATGCAGAAAGCCTTCGCCGATTGCGGAGGCCACTGGTCCACATTCATCATCTGGGTTAAAAATCAATTCACTATTGGCCGGGCAAATTACCAGCGCCAGTACGAGCCGATCCTGTACGGCTGGTTTGAAGGTTCCAGCCATTACTGGTCCGGCGTCCGGAACATGGGCGACGTCATCGGCCAGGACAAAATCAGAAGAGACGACGACGGCACTCCGCTGATCCGTGTTGAAGCATGCGGCATCGAAAGCGACATTTGGGAATTCGCCAAGCCGACCGTCAGTAAGGAACATCCAACCATGAAGCCGATCGGCCTGGTGGCCAGGGCGTTGCGGAATAGTTCAAAGCCGGGAGATATCATTCTGGATTCTTTTGGCGGGAGCGGTACCACCATGCTGGCCGCCGAGCAAACAGATCGCTGCAGCCGCCTCATGGAGCTCGACCCGAAATATGTAGATGTTGAAATTAAACGCTGGGAACAATTTACAGGGCAGAAGGCCGAACTGATCCGCAGCGGGAAGGTATAATCACAGTAGCCGGTATTCCAGGGAGGTGCAACTCCCGAAGAACCAGTGGATGGCACTGGGCGCGAGCGCTACCGGCCGGAGAATAAATTAGCAAAAAAAGACGCTCAGGACAATGGGAAAAGCAAGCAAGCAAGCAAGCATAAAACAGACCAAGTTTAGGCGTTCTGACGTTGTCTCTTACGGAGAATATAATTTGGACCAGGACAAATTTAATACACTTCTGGGAAAAACGAACAAGCAGGAAGAGACCACCCTGAAGGTTTTATATAACGCCGTTGTCAAATGCGTCAACGAAATGAACGCCGGATCCGCGCCCGCGGTGAAGTCCTGGGAAAAGACGCGATCGTCTTATGAGCAATATGCCAATGAACTTTGGAATAAATATTTCCCTCCGGAGACGACGGCGCCGGCAAGCCCGGAATATAAAACGATTCAGGATGTCATCCGCCGCGTCAACGAAATGGGCTTTAAGCTCGCGAAGTCGGCTTATAATCACGCCGAGCGCGGATTGCTCCGGCCGAATGAACTCGGGATCTATACGCAGGACATCATCGATAAATATATTGTCCAGGCGAATCTGAAAAAGAAGGACGGGAGCCGCCGCGAGAAACAGGAAAAGTCCAACTCCGAACGGCAGAATGCCGAGACGCGCCGTATCAACGCCCAGGCTGAGCGCGAGGAATTCAAGCTCCAGCGCGAGCGTGGCTTATATGTCCCGAAAGAATCATTTGAGCGGGAGCTTTCGTATCGCGCGATGGTGTTTAAGATGGACGGCGATTCGTTTTGCCGGTCGGAGGCCGGCGCGATCATCGAGCTGGTCAGCGGAGACAAGGACAAGATTCCCGACCTACAGGAATTCCTGCTGGAGCGGTTTCATAAATGGCTGGCCAGGTACGCGGCGGACAAGGAATTCACCGTGCCGCAGCCGGCAGCGGCGGAGATGATCAGCGATACAGATGACGAGAATAGTGAGTTAGTGGATGGTGAATAGTGGATAGTAAAACCAAAGAAAACGACAACACAATCAAAATCGACATGGATAATAACTGCACGAATTGCGGAGAGCCGGGCGTCACTGAAAGCGGTCTATGCTTGAAATGCGTCGGCTTTGCGGCAGCTGTTCCACCCCCGGCGCCCATGGGCGACACCCCTCCGGCATCCTCCGGACCTTGCGCCAGCGGGGGAGATTCAGCCGCAGACATCCGCCAGCAGGTTCAGGAGCGCGTTCAAAAAGAAGCTGAACAGCAGCAGCTGAAGGAAGAAGAAAATAAGATCGACAGTAAATTCATCGCCCAGTGTCTGTTCGGCAATTCGACCGGCGACGGCCGGCTATACGCGGAGCTATTCCGTGACCAGTTTCTTTACGTTAAAAACACTCAGGAATGGTTTGAGTGGACCGGGCATATCTGGCAGCGCGACGTTATGAATCACGCCCTGGCTTCCGTCGAGAAGATAGCCGAAACATATCTGGAAGAGTATAAAAAAATATCAGCGAAAATTACAGAGCTGGCCGGCAGCGACGATAAAGATGAAATCTTAAAGCTCCGCAAAAAAGGCGATAAGATCCTCGAGCGCGTGCGGCAGCTCCGCGGCGACAATCGCCGGACCGCGTGTCTGAAATTCGCGCATACCATAGAAAACCCGATCGCCATTACCGGCGAAGAGTTTGACAGCAAGCCGATGCTCTTCCCGTGCGCGAACGGCGTCATTGATCTGGAGACAGGGAAATTCAAGCCCGGCCGGCCGGGTGATTATTTATCACTGGGCAGCCCGATCGAATGGACCGGCATAGAAACCCCGGCGCCGCTCTGGGAAAAATCCTTGCGCGAGATCTTTAATTGTGACCGTCCCGACGATGATCAATCCATCATCGAATACACACAGCGCCTTTTCGGTTATGCTATGACCGGCATGGTCGTCGAAAAGGTTTTCCCGGTGCTGTACGGGAAAACCGGATGGAACGGCCGCAGCCTGATCATCGAAACAATCAGCCACATCATGGGCGCCCTGGCCGGATCCATCCCCTCGGAAATGCTGTTGAGCCAGAAATTCAGCAAATCCTCCTCCGGACCGAGCCCGGACATCATGTCACTGAAAGGCATTCGTATGGCCTTCGCCTCCGAGATCGATGAAGGCCAGCGATTCAGCGCGGCCAAGATCAAGTGGCTGACCGGCAAGGATGAACTGACCGGCCGTAATCCGCATGATAAATATCCGACGCGGTTTGATCCCACGCATAAACTGTTTGTCATGACCAATTCACAACCGCAGGCCCCGGCCGATGATAAGGCTTTTTGGGAGCGGCTGCATCTGATCCCGTTCAATATCAGTTTCGTCAACCGGGATCCGCAGGAATCTTATGAGCGCCGCGCCAATCTCAACCTCGACAAAGAAATCAAAAAAGAAGCGTCCGGGATCCTGGCCTGGCTGGTCCGCGGCTGCTTAATGTGGCAGCGCGACGGATTAAAGCCGCCGGCCGCCATTACCGAAGCCACGGAAAAATATCGCCAGGACGAAGACATGCTGGCCGACTGGATCGACGAATGCTGCATCCGGGAACCGGGCGCCAAGGACAAAGCTGCCAAGCTATACGCGTCGTTTGTCGCCTGGTATCACGCCAACATCGGCAAAAAAGAGCCGACCGGCACCTGGTTCGGAAAACAACTCAGCAAGAAATTCGAGAAACATAAATCCGAAGGCTGCGTCATGTATCACGGCATTGCCCTGGGAACGACTCAGGGAGAAATAGAGGCTTAAAGATATGATTAAAGAAAGTAAAAAAACATCAATACAACCCTCCACTCTCCCCATTAATGGCGGATTTCGGGGAGGGTTTGAAAAATCGGCAATATTTTTTAATTCGTCTGTATCTATCGAATCTATAAAAGGGATTGCCGTAGATACCTTGAATAGAATCGACAAAAAAAGGGAGGGTGGAGAGTTCACCCTAGAGAAGTTTCTAAGTGGTTTTTCGTAAAAACGCCGAACAATATATATAAGGGGCAACCCTCCAAACCCTCCCCGGAAGGGGTAATAATAAATATAATATAATAAGAAATAATGAATGAAATTAAATAATTAAAAAGGAAAAAAAAGAGAGAATGGAAAATTTTTTCAAAAAACAAAACCCTCCCTGTGGTGAATTATTAAAATGTTAAACGTCTTAGATCTGGCCAGTAAAAAAGTGAACCTGAAAAAAGTCGCATCGACGCATGGTGGCGAATGGACAGGTCCGTGCCCGGCGTGCGGCGGGAATGATCGCTTTCACGTTTGGCCAAACACGAACGGCGATAAAGGATCCTATTGGTGCCGTGGCTGCGGGAAATCAGGGGATAATATCCAGTTCCTGATTGATTTCGAAGGCATGAACTTCAAAGAGGCATGTGAGTACCTGAATATTCACATATCGGACGACCGTCCTATAAACAGGCCGCCAGCCGAAAAGACGGAATTTCAACCAGTTACACATCAAAACCCAGCCGAGCTCTGGCAGGAAAAAGCTGAAAAGTTTGTCAGTTGGGCCCAGCAGTGTCTCACGGAAAACGCGGATGTGATGAAATGGTTGTCAGCTCGAGGGATTTCAGCTTCTGCGGCTCTCGCCGCGCGCCTGGGATGGAATCCCGGCGAGAATGGAAATGACATTTTCCGGCCGCGGACGGCATGGGGACTGCCTGAATTGAAAAAAGAAAACGGGAAGCCGCGCATGTTGTGGATCCCGCAAGGGTTGGTCATCCCCTATATTATTGATGGCATGATCCAGCGGATCAGGATCCGCCGGCCGGAAGGCGAACCGCGTTACTATGTTGTTCTAGGATCATCAATGGCGACTATGATCCTCGGAATTGAGCGGCACGCTTATGTCATTGTCGAGAGCGAACTTGACGCCATTTCCTGTGCTGCGGCAACGGACCTGGCCGGCGCCGTTGCGTTGGGAACGTTAGAGGGCAAACCGGACGCCGCCGCTTACGGCATATTAAAGGGCGCGCTCCAGATCTTGAACGCCCTGGATTATGGCGACAAGGGCGGCGGTAAAAAAGCGGCGGAGCGGGCAATGGTATGGTGGTCCGAAAATTTTGTCGACCGTTGCGATCGCTGGCCAGTCCCGAAAGGAAAGGATCCCGGTGAAGCGGTCCAGCAAGGGATAGACCTGAAAAGCTGGATCGAAGCGGGGCTGGTGCCAGCGCTGACGCTTAGTAAGGGTTCTAAGTTCAACGTTCAAGGTTCAACGTTAGATAAAGATGTCATACCGGTCCCGCATGCGCGGGATCTTACTCCGGCCGGTATCCAGGAAAAAGAATGTCATTGCGAGACGAGCCTTGCGAGTCGTGGCAATCTTGAACCGTCGGCCGATACTTCGCCGCTCTTGCTAGAACTCTACCAGCTTCTAAAAAACAATCCGGCTGTTAAAATCATCAATACGCCGGACCGCTTCACCGTCCTGCGCAATGATCGCTATGTCGGCGGCCGCATCAACGAACTGGTGATAAAGCCGGGCGAAGTAAATGATTATTTATTGAGCCATCCGGATGAAGAGATAACGTGGAAAAATTTAATTAAAGGTACAAGCCCCGCGCCATAAGGCGCGGGATAATTCGTCCTACGCTTCGAGCGGCGCGGTGCTTGCTCTCAACGTGGACTCATTAGGAGAATGACTATGTTCGGTTATCCAAGAGGAATAGTAGCAATCCAGTCCGGGAATAGCAACGGACGCAGCATTCACGATCTGCTGTTGAAAGGGAAGATCGTTATTCGCGGAGAGGATCATAAGGGCCGTGCTTTTGAACGAACGGCGATCGTTAGAAACGGCGAAGTCTGGGAGAATAAACTTAAGCGAAATAACAAACTGATTTGTCATATCGCCTATGGCAAGTTTGAAAAGTATCCTGGTAATGGCAAGGAAATCGTTCGCTTTAAAGAAGGTACTGGAAAAGGACGCCACGGTAAATCACGGCGCAATGAAATATTATTCAGCCATGCCGGCGTCTGTCACAGCTGGTATAAAAACGGCCGGCTGGTCCGCCAGAAATTCATCTATGACAATAAAAAGACAGCCTATGATTACAACGGATTCAAGACCACCTGTATCATCAAGGGGTATGACGGCCGTGTTCTGTATGAGATCAAAGGCGCCCTGGATGGCCGGAATAATATCTATAACGGGTCGCATTCAGTGCTCAGTAGGGAAATGAGCGACTGGTTTCTCCCGCGTCAACCTTTCGAAGTAAAGAAGGGCGGTAAGATAATCTATAAAGGCCAGGTGCAAAATCATCAGCGCGTCGGTGAATGGGTAGAAAAAGGGAAAAGAGTTTTCTATGTCAACGGCGTCGCCATTTCAAAGAGGCTTTATGAAACCCCGCCGGAAAAACTTGATCCTGCAAAAATAATAAAACTGCCGAACGCCCAGCTGCGCATGGCCATGATGGAAAAGATAGGCCCGGATCGTATTGCCGAGATCGGCCGCGTGGTCCACAAAGACAAAGCCATGCGGCTGTATGATATTAAGAACTATGACGTCAGGATACTCCGCGTCCAATGTCCGACGACCAAAGCCTATTACTACCTGAAAGTTCCCAAAGATTCGACCAAGTGCGAAGAGGCGCGGCAGTGGACGTTCGGCGTGGGCAACGGATTTAACAAACAAATAAAATTTGCAAAGGAGACTTAATATGCCGAAAAAAGTAGAACATTTTTCAAACGGAAGAATGTCGTTCGATTATACAGAAGCGAACCGACAGGGCGAAATGCTCTTCTTTAAAATCGTTCCTGGGACGTTGAAGACGCATTACAACAAATCTTTAAAAGTAAGTTCTGGCGTTGTCCGCACTGGAGAGAAGCCGGGCCATGAGCACAAAATAACCGGCAAGGAAGTCCAGGTGACCATGTTTCCGGAAGAGACGACGACACTCAGCGCCGAGACGGAAGATCAACCCTCGGCCGGGATCGTCGATGTCAAAGAGAATGGCGCGAAAGTAGTGCATCCGGAGCATGGAGCTCTGCCGCTGAAAAAAGGGAAGCACGTCGTTTTGACTCAGAAAGAAGCGATCGGGAAAAACAAAACCGCAACGGTGAAGGACTAGGGGGATAGAATGGGACCATACTGTAAATTCTGCAATCAAAGATGTTTTGTGCCTATGCCGACAGAAACACCGGAGCATATTGTCAAGGCATACGGGACGTCGACGATTATTGCGACTTGCCCAGAAGGCCAGAAATTTGAAAAAGAAAAGATCGGTTATTGTTACGACTATATTCAGAAAGTGATTAAGGAACGAGGACCTGTATGTCGTGTTTGTGGATGCACGGATGATGATTGTTCTCAATGTATCGAGAAAACCGGAAAGCCGTGTTATTGGGTAGAAGAAGATTTATGTTCGGCATGTGTGGAGGTATTTTAATTATGGAATTTACAATCAATCGAGAAATATTTTTAAACGGGATACAGAAGACGCTGGGAATCGTCGAAAAACAAATTTCCCTTCCCGTCCTGCAGAACGTCCTGATCAGGACCATTCCAGACGCTAACGCTATCGAGATCCTGGCCACAAACCGCGAGATCAGCATCCGGACCGATTACGACGCGAGTGTTATTAAAGAGGGGCAGTTAACCATTCCGGCGAAGAAGCTAAACGAAATACTAAAAGAATTACAGGGCGAGACCGTCCATCTGGCAGTAAAAGGGAAAAAGGTATGTGTGATCACCTGCGACAAGGTTGTCTGTAAAATTAACGGAATAGACGCCGCTGATTTTCCGGCGACAATGGATTCGTCTGAATGCTCATTCTTTGAGATCTCTCCGGTACTGCTGGCCGACATGGTCAAAAAAGTTATCTATGCCGTCAGCCAGGACAACGCAAGAAAAAATCTCAGCGGCATTGCCATGCAGAAAATTTATGTCGATAACATCGCGGCCATGCGCCTGTGCGCGACCGACGGAAATCGCCTGGCAGTCTCTATTGCTGAAAACTTTGACGATATTATGCAAATTCCCGGTGATAACGTTATCATTCCGCGCAAAGGATTTACAGAAATCAAAAAAATAGCGGAAGACACTGAAAATAATTTACAGATCGGTTTTACAAAAGGCGCCTGTGTCGTCGAAGCCGATCGCGCCACGCTTTGGGTGAACCTGATTGACGGCCAGTATCCCGATATCCAGCGCGTCATCCCCGATGAAAACAAGGACGGCGTTCTTAACCTGGTCGTCGAGCGTGAGGCCATACTGCATTCCCTGCGCCGGATGGCCGTGTACGGTGATGGCTGCAGTATGGATATTAACGGCGGCTCCATTCATTTTGAGGCCAATGATCCGGTAATCGGAGAGATCAAAGACGAAATAGCGATTGCCGACCTGGATGTCTCTGTATCGAGAACAGTCAAATTTAATATCCGGTTTCTCATCGAAGCCATCGAAGTGCTGAGTGAGAAGAAAATTGCGTTAAACATCCATGATAACGGCGGCCCTGGCGTCATCCATGGCGCGGACAATAAAAACTATACGGCCGTCGTTATGCCGCTGAGGGGATAATGATGACTAAGAAAAAATTATCACCATGTCCCTTTTGCGGACAAAACGATGAATTGCCGGTCTGGGATGAGGATCTGCCGCAGCACATCAGAAAGCATGCATTTATTGTAATCTGTGGAAACTGTGGAATGCGCGGTCCTTGGGGATATACAGAAAAAGAAGCGAAGCAATTATGGAACGAGAGAAAATCATGAGTCAGAAACTTTTCCCGACAATTTTGATTGTGCTGAGCATCTGCGCGGGGATTGTATGCGCGGTGAAGGGCGACGTGCGGCACGCTGTTTACTGGTTTTCGGCGGCGGCGCTGAATATTAGCGTCACGTGGTGAAGGTGAAGAAATGACACACGATGAAGTCGTATCTTTGATTTTTAGTGAACTAAGGGCGGCAGAAAAGAAACATCCTGGCTGGCCTAACGACGTAATTCACGCGGTTGCTATTCTTATTGAAGAGTCCGGTGAGGCCATGAAAGAAGCTATTGATGTTACTTATATAGGAAAATCAACCGAAGACTTAAAAAAAGAATTAGCACAAACCGGAGCAATGGCGATTAGGGCATTGTTAAATTTGTAATTATAATTATGGATTCCCGCCTTCGCGGGAATGACAAAAAGGAAAGTTATGAGTAAATTTAAAATCGTTTTTATCGATGGGAAAGAAATCGAAATTGAAGCGATAAATTTCAGTGTCGCTAGTGTCCTGGCCGCGTATGGAAGATTAAAATGCGGCGGCAGCACTCACAAGGAACTGGGTATTGATGAAAAACGCTCAAAACAAATACTGGATTCCCGCCAGGCCCACGCGGGAATGACAACAGTGAACCGTTGAACTTTGAACTTTGAACCTTGAACTTTGAACGTAGAACGATTATGAGACCAGCAACCATCAACCATCAACCAGCCACCGCTTTCCGCTTCACGGAAGGCGAACGACGGGTCTTCCGGATCCCGGAGCGGATATCGACGGCGGACTGGGCCGAGCGATACCGCATTGTTGTGGATGGCGGGCGGAAGTCGCCCTGGCGAAACGATCTATCGCCCTGCGCGGTCGGAGTCATGGACGCGCTCGATGCGCCGTTCATCCGCGAGATATACGTGCAGGCGTCCCCGCAAACGATCAAGACGCAGCCGTACATCAACTATCTGATGAAGCGTGTTGATATATCGCCCAGCTCGGCCGTGCTGACGATGCCGGTTGAAAAGCTCACGCTCCGCATTTTCAAGCGCCGGTTATCGAAATCCATCAAGGACACGCCGCGAACCGCCGCCATGCTGTCGCCAGTCCTAGGCGATGTCACGCGGACGTCTATCGCGTTTATCAACGGCATGGATATCATCGGCGCGTGGGCCGGTTCGATATCGTCTTTATCTTCCGACGCGTTTGAGATTGCCATCGGCGACGAAGTCAACAAGCCGGAATATCTGGAAACGCAGGGCGACGAACCGAATGCCGTTGACGCGCTGCGCGAGCGCACGAATTCATTCCCGTACACTTATAAATTATATTTATGCTCGTCGGCATCCGGAGAATACGGACTGATTACAACCACGATCCGGGAGCGGGCCGACGTGATTTATCACTATCACGCAAAATGCCCGGTGTGCGGCGACATCCAGCGCCTGGTCTGGGAAAACATCACCTGGGGCGATCTCGTCGATCCGCGAAAAGTCATGCGCGAAAAACAGGCGCGGTATAACTGCAAAAGCTGCGGCATGCAGTGGGATGACGACATGCGCAACCGCGCCGTTCTGTCCATGATGAACAACGGCTGGATTGCCGATAACAGAAAATGCGCGAGTGAAGAATGCGGATGGACGGGACACGACACTGACGCCGATTTCATCAAAAACAAAAATAAATGCCCGCGCTGTAGTGATGAGGTCGTCGAGCTGGAGGAAATCGCCCGGCCGCGCGCCGTCGCGTTTATTCTTCCTTCCTGGTATGTCAAGACCATGTCCAGCGCCGCGGCGAACTTTTTGTACGGGCAGAAAGATCCGACTAAACTCAAGGTCTGGGTGACGCAGGATTGCTCGGAAGCGTGGAAAGAACGCGCCGCGCGCCCGAAAAAGATTGATGAAATTCTAAAATCAAAATGCGCCCTTAAGCCGCAAACAGTGCCGGAAGCGGCCATCGCGCTGACGTGCGGGATCGACGTCCAGAAAGCCGGATTCTGGTTTGCCACGCGCGCCTGGGCGCGCGATGTCCACGGCCTCACGGGCTGGCTGATCCATTACGGATTTTTGATGACGTGGGGCCAGGTCGAATCATTGTTATTCGAGACGGAATATCCCATAGAAAACGGCGGTTCCATGCGGATCTGGCGCGCGGCATTGGATACCGGCGGCGGCAAGAAAGACGACAATATGTCCATGACAGAAGAAACCTACTGGTGGATCATCGCCAATTATTACCGCGGCGTCCAGTTATACGGGACCAAAGGATCCTCGCGCCCGATGTCCGCGCTGTTTAAAAAAGGCGAACCGCTGATGAAGACGGCGACCGGGAAAAAGCTGCCCGACTGGTTTCATATTGTTCAGGTTAATACCGATATGGTCAAGGACATGTTTCATTACGGTCTGGAGCGTGCCGCAAACAGCGAATCGAACGCGCTGTATCTGCATTCAGAAACGGATGAAGTTTACGCGCGTCACATTCTGGCGGAAGAGAAACGCCCGGAAGGCAAATCGAAGGTCGCGCGATATGTGCGGATCAGCCCGTCGAACCATCTGCTGGATGCCGACCTGCTGTCCTGGTCGCTGGCTCAGCCGCAATGGATCGGCGGCGGCGTCAACATCCTTGCGCCTCCGGTCAGGGATTCACATCCCGGCGCAAAAAAAGTGATAAACAAAAAACAACAAAATAAAATATCGAGGTGGTAACTATGACAGACGCGGCATTATTGGAAAAAGCAAAAACGGCGTTATCCGGCATGACGGCAATCCGGGATTTCTGCCGATCGATCAACTTGTCTTCGTCCGAGGCATCGGTCATTTACATGATTGTGTCATGCGGCTTTCCGGCGCGCAAGATCGGCGGAACCTGGGAAAGCGACAAAGAAATGATCATTGAATGGCGCAAGAAATACATCAACGGCGAAATTGCCGAAAAGGTGTCTGGGCCGGAGGAAAAGGCCAAAGACACGCCGCGACTGCCCAAAGATACACGCAAAATATTCCGTGGCCGTCCGGGATCCAGGAGAAAATGAATGCAAGTCAAAGACCTAAAACCAGTGGGTTATAACCCGAGTAAGATAATAAAAAACGTAATAAAAATAATTGACATTTTGAAAATATTCTGGCAGGGTGTTCTTACTATTATTCGAAGCGGCATTTCCGCACCCGTCAGCAGCGGTTTTTTTGTGCCTGAAATCTGGGCAGACATGCAGCCAATCTGGTGGGTCGAGAGGGCCGAATACAACACCCGCAAGGGGAATAAGCCACGCCGTCTTCGAACGGTAGTTAAGACCCGCCGCCTTAATAATGCGGCGCAACTACTAAATTCGAAGGAGGTGTGCCAGTGGGCCAAGCAGCCGTATCTGAACACACTCCTCGGTCTGCTCTTGGATCGGTGCTTCCGTGTCTATCTGACTTCTGATCATGGCAACCTCGAAGCGGAAGGTTGCGGTCGTCCATC